CCTAGGTCCTGATTATGTGTGAAATCACACGGATTCCTCCGATTCTCTGCTGCAAAATATTGATGTATGGGTTTAAGACATGATTGTGTGTACAAATCGACTATGGCGACAACGCGGGTTTTGCCCGCTTTATCTTGTAAGAAAGAAAGTTTTGAATGGACATATTCTTCCTTCTTCTTTGTATATTCGTCAGTTTTGACACCGTGATTGGCTGCATCTTCTAGATGTTTCAAGAATTCAATTTGATAAAGATTGGAGAAGTATTTAAGATTACCTTCTAAAGTATTGTTACTATCATTTTTAATTGCAATAGAATCTTTCCATCAATATTGTCAAGAGGGAGAACCATTTGGACCCCCACTAGGGGAATCAAATCAAAAATCCTTACCTTCAATCTTTTTGGGACTGAATTTACTGTATTTGAGGTGCGTAGCAACGGCTTCCGATGGAAATCAAGAAAGATCTCCGTTTCAAGTTGAAGTTATACTTGAGACATCATAAGAAACAGGCGCCTTTTCCAACTCATACTCACGTAATAACGAGAGGAAGCAACGTATAGTCTGGACACGATTCTCTTTCTTGCAATGCTGTAAAAGTCTGGATAAGCCATATATTTTGGGGAGACCTCTACTATTCAAATGTCAACGAATACTATCGCTATACACCATTTTTGTTTTAGAATGGGTAAGTGCTATAGTGTAAGCATTAAAAATCTCTTTTCGTCAAATAAGTCATCTATTTTGACCTCAGTTCTTCCTAAGAAGATCACTCTTCAGTTTAAAGGGCATATAGTACTTATGTAGTTTTGTGTAAGGTATATCAAAAATATTAGTGGTTGCGAGCAAGAATCAATTATTTTGTGTAAAATCAAAACGTTGGTGCTTATCATCTAACCAAATTTTATATTCTCAATTAGTTGACGGTTTTGGATTACACTTTACATGAGCATAAATAGATATTCTATTACTATGTTTAATAAAGGGTGATTCTGTCACCGGTACTTTATGGTGCTTCACGCGTTGATTGATGTTTGGTAACATGTATTGTGTCTAGTATTTCCTGAACCATTATTGCAGGTCCTTCCCAGAGAGATAGCCTCCCGAGGTCCTAAGGCCAAAAG